GTTGGGATGCCGTCTATCATTCTCGTGAACTTGGGTTTCATCTCTCACCTCTGCTTAAAGCCCAGACGCCGCATCCCGAGTTCGATCAGCATGGCTGCGTCCTCAAGGCTGTTCTGGGAACTGCTCATGGCTGTCTGCCATTCGCCACCGATCAGCTTGCCGACCAGACCGACCGTGACGATCTCACCGTTCTTGGCATCCTCCAGCCATTGCTCAAGCAGTGCAATCGCGTCGGAGTTGTCGGGCGTAGTGGCTTTGATAAATGGTTTGATGTTGTCGGTCATCGCTCATCCCTTGCTTTCAACATGGCGTCTGCTTGCTCGTACGCAGCGCGGGACATCTCGTAAAAGTCCCAACCCGTATCAGGGGCGGTTAGGTAAGCTTGCATCGCCTTGGCCGCAAAGTAGTCCCTAAGCGTCATGCCTTGATATGCCGTCCCCGTCGGGAACGCCGGTCCACCTGTTGGTTTATTCATCTCTCACTCCAATAGTTCTTTGATGGCTGGCGGGATCTTGGGCAGCGGCGCCCAGCCGACCCACCAGCCGTCCTTGTTGCCGGCCATCTTGCCGGTCGAGGCGATGCCCGCACGGTTAAGCAGTTGCACCCGCTCGCCCGTGGGGCAGGTCTCGATCGACTGCCAGAAGTAGTCCGGGTCAACCTTCGCGCGGTCCATGCTGCGCTCCAATCTGCGCCTTCAGGATCCGCGCCTCGACGACCGCCGAGTCACACATCGCCCGCGCTTCATCGAACCGTTGCTCCAGCACGGCTTGCCAAACCTGGTCGGTCAGGCGCTTCAGTTCGAGATAAGGCCCGCTATAGTCGACAACTTGAAGCTTGTCCATTTCTCTTGATACTCCGTCAGTTCTGAAGGGGGCACCCAGCCGTACTTGCGCCAGGTTCGTTGGACGTCCGTCTGCACCGCTAGACGGTACGGGTCAGCCTCTGGATCAGATCCAGCCGCTCGCGGGTCGAGCGGACCGTACAGAGCCGCTGGTGCAGCCGCAGTGCGATCGTAGGGCGCGGCGCCGGCGACGCCAGTTCTTGGTCGATCAAGTCGCATAGTTCACTCTCCGTCAGGGTGGTCAGTCGCTTTTGCATTTCTCGCCAGTTCAATTCGCTTCTCCAAGTAGGTGATTTGGGCCAAGACCCGATTGAGATGACGCTGGGCGGTGTTGAACTCCCGCTGCCGAATGGTCAACTCAGACTGCGCCAACTTCAACTGCTCCGTCAACGTCATTTCAAACACTCCATAGCAATGTCAGACACGCTGCGCTTGTTTTGTAGCGCAGTAAAGATTGTTTCATCTACAGTTTTCTCTGTCAACAAGACATAGTTCCAGACCGCGTGCCGCTGGCCGCTGCGGTGTAGCCGCCCGATCGCCTGTTCGTACAGCTCAAGCGACCACGGCAGCGACAGCCACACCATGCGGGACTGGCCTTGCAGGTTGAGGCCGTGCCCGGCAGACGCCGGGTGGACGGCCAGCATCTGGATCTGGCCGGCGTTCCAGCGGTCGATCGTGTCGCTGTTGACAAGCTCCTCGCAGCGCGGGAAGCGTGCCTTGAGCGCCGCCAACTGCGCCTTGAACTGATACCAGACAAGCGTCGGCGCCTTGTGGTTCTCGGTGAAGATGCTGTCGAGCGCGTCGAGCTTGTGATCCGAGATCGGCAGGACGTCGCCGTAGTTGGAGTACGCGAACCCGGCCGCGATCTGCTGGAGCTTGGACGTCACCGCGGCAGCGGTGGCGGCGCTGACGACCGTGTCGCGCATCTCGATCACGCACTTGCGCTTCATGTCGAGATAGACCTGCATCGGCATGACGAGCGGCACCTCGACCGTGTGGAGCGGCGGGAGCGTGTCCTTGTACTCGACCGGCTCTAGGACGTAGGTCCACGGTTTGATGCGCGCCATGACGCGCTCCAGCGAGCCAGGCAGCGGCGTCCACTGGCCGTACTCGCGGTTCAGGCAGTGGAAGTACTGCTGAAGGAACGCGCCCTTGCTGCGGCCAAGCATCTGCTGGTCGACGATCTTGCACTGGCCGAAGACGTCTTCGAGGCCGTTGGACGTGAACGAGCCGGTCAGCCCCCAGCGGATCTTGATGGGGTCGATGACTTTCGCGAACGCCTTGAAGCGTTTGCCGGACGGGTTCTTCAGCCGGGTCAGTTCGTCGAACACGACCGCGTCGAAGTCGAGCTGCTGCTCGGCGAGCCAGATCAGGTTGTCGTAGTTGGTCACGACCACAGGCGCGCTGGAGGCGAGCGCCCGTGCCCGCTGCGCGGGTGAGCCGATGCAGACTGAGACCTCCAGCCCCGGCGCCCACTTCCGCGCCTCGACCGGCCAGACGTGCTCGGCGACCCGCTTGGGCGCGAGCACAAGGAAGCGGCGGGCGTGCCCGACCTCCAGCATATCGGCCATCGCCGTGAGCGTGGTCGCGGTCTTGCCGGCCCCGACCGGCGCCAGCATCATGGCGCGGTCGTTGGCGTACAGGAAGTCAGCCGCCTCTTCTTGATACGGTCGCAGCTTCATGGGCGTCCCCACTGATCAGCCATCGCGTCGGCGATGCCTTGGTATGTGGCGCTGCGGATCTTCCACCTGTCCGCGCTCGGGCCAAGTTTGTTCTGGCCGCTTGGTGTCTGGTTGCCCCACAACGGGCGCGCGGGCGGTGATGCGCGTGTGCCAAAGTCGACGCCGTCAATTGTCTTGATCGTCACGTCTTCCTCGTGAGGGCCAACACAGATGCAGTCTGAATAATGCTCGTCGTGCGTCGTGCAGAACGGCTCTCCGCAGCACGGGCATTCAGGCAGTTCGTGTGCGTAGACAACGCGCTGCCAATGCGCTGGCGCGACGACCGCCGTCGGCACCAGTCGCGGCAACCCCTTCAGCCACAAACAGGTCTTCTTGCTGGCGTCATGTCCAAACATCCACGGCTGCACGATCTGGTCAGGTCTGCGGATGCGGCTGCTGATGACACTAACCGGGTTCTCGATGGCGATGCGCGCAATCGGCGCGTCCATCAACAGACGCACAAACGTCAGCGCGTCCTCGGTCAGTTGCGGGTCGCGCAGCCCGCGCGTCGTCCAGTGCATCCCGCTGACCGACAGGTAGGTGCAGGGCGGGTGCGCCACCATCAGATCCCAGCCGTCGTCCAGCACGTCGCGCACGTCGCCTTGGTAGTGCGGGCCGGGCGCCTCAGTCGGCAGCAGGTCGCAGGACATCGCGTCGTGCCCGGCGCGCCGGAACGCATCGCGAACCGTCCCGCTGTACTCGCACGCGACCAGCACTCTCATAGACTTGATATCCATCTGTCGACATCCTCCTTGTTCCAGACTACGATCACGTTCTGGTCAAGCCGTTTCATCTGCTCGATGAAGAGCGTCTGGAGCGGCGACAGGCGCCCGCCCTCGGCCTTGACCTCAACGAACCACACGACCCCCGGCAGCACGACCAGTCGGTCAGCCACCCCCCGGTTGCTCGGCGAGACGAACTTGTAGGCGTGCCCGCCCAACGCCTTCACCCGCTTCACAAGATATGCCTCAATATCGCGTTCCAAAATTTTTGATCTCCCGAAAGTTTTAAAGTTTAGGGCTTGCAAACTTTTTTCGCATCCTATACGATTGAGCCTCCTAACGTCAACCAAGGAACAGTAATGTCCCGTCTTCTAGGCTCTAATCTCCCCGCCGAGCGCGTCCCGAGCCATGCGCTCGTCCTGAACGGCGTGCCCTACCTGCCCCACTACCGGAACGGTGACGTCTACGTCGCCCCCGGCTACGGCCGCAGCAACTTCGACCGCTACAGCGCACAGGAGCTGCTGGTGAAGGGCGCGCAGTATCAGCCCGAGATGCTCTGGCCGCGCGGCGTCAACGGCATCGTGAACGAGAGGAACCCATGAGCGCACACTCATCTGTCGTCGGCGGCTCGACCGCCGGCCGCGTCATCGCCTGCCCTGGTAGCGTGCAGCTTGTCCAGAAGGCGCCGCCGCAACTGGAGAACGCCTACATGGCGCAGGGCACCCGTCTCCACGACGCCATCGAGCGTCAGATCCTTGAGGGCGACCTCAAGTGGTCCGACTACACCACCGAGGAGGAGGACAAGATTCGCTTCGCGCTTGACTTCGTCGACGCGCTTGAGGCCGAGCGGCCTGGCACGCTGGAGTACGACTGCGAGACGATCGTCCGCTGGGACGAGGTGCCGGGCGCCTTCGGCACGGTCGACTTCATCGCCAAATCGCGCAACCACGCTTATGTGGTGGACTGGAAGTTCGGCGACGGCGTCATCGTCGAGGCCGAGAACAACCCGCAACTGATGTTCTATGCGCTCGCCGCGCTGCGCTCGAACCACTGGGCGCTACGTGACGCTGCCACGGTTGAACTGATCATCGTTCAGCCGCCACAGGTGCGCCGCTGGCGCACCGACATCAGCCGACTGATGGACTTCGAGGCTGACCTGCGCCACGCGCTGCGGCTGGCTGAGCTTGAGAACCCGCCTCTTACGGTCGGCTCGCATTGCCGCTTTTGTCCGGCGAAAGCCATTTGTCCGCAACAGACCGATGCGGTCCGTCGTCTCGTCGTGCAGAAGCTTCAAGACCTGTCGGACGCTGACCTCGGCC